GGCCACAACTTTGACTCAGGGCTGTCGGCATCCGGCCAGCCAGACCAATCAGCACTAGGAGCCTCAACGTAATACTTGCCGTTTTCGTATATTACCTTTGGGTCAGCCATTCAAGCCCCCACGGTGTAGAGGAAGGTTCATGTCGCCGTTAGGCCCATTGTCGCCTTTGTACTGCGCCAGTGCTCCGCGCGTACCTTTCTCGCGTACTATGCGCTGGCGTTCTTCCTTACTAGATGTTTGCAAGTAGTTGCGTCCGGCAGCAGCCCCGATGCTCTCTTGCATAAGAGGGGGCTGTTGGTTCTTCTTCGCTTTAGCCGTCTTGCTGTACCCGGCTACTTCTGCAGCTATATTTAAGACAATCTCGGTGAATTCACTTATCGCCATTATCCTGCAAACTCCTGACCAACTCGACTAGGTCTAGCTACATCTGGTGTGAGCGGCTGTCGCGGGTCACGCTGTGGCCCGCCTCCAGGCGCGGCAGGCGGCATACCGCCGCCGCCGCCGCCAGGCATACCGCCGCCGCCGCCAGCCATATCGCCACCCAGGATGGACTGCTCCAACACGTTGGGGCCGGTAGCACCCATCTGCATATCTTGTTCTTCTTTGGCGCGCTGCTTCTCCAGTAGCTCCAGCAGCCCGATTTCGCGTGCAACCTCTTGCGCGAGTACCTTCTGCACCATCGGGTCGCTGCGCACGAAGTCTTCCAGCAAGCGCTTGCGCTCGCCAGTCGCATCTTCAAGGCGCGCATCGGCGCTCCAGTATGTCTCGCGCGACTTCACGCCAGCCTGCACTTCACGCAGCCCCATCTCCCGCTGCTGCAACTGTAGCACCGGGTCTACCAATGTAAAGCTCACGCGCACTGAGTAGTCGTGTTCAATCTCAGTCGAACTTACCTCGTACCCGCGCACATACATATCTAAGTCCAGCACATCTATCAACTGCAATATATGCTCAGCCGAGCGTCCGGCCAGATGCTCTAGCTGCTTAGACGGCGCTACGAACTTACGCATCGCGCTGGTAGATAGGATGGCCTGCTGGCCGACTGTGCTCACGCCCTGGTCTCTGATACCTGCCAGTGAGCGCGAGTACGTCCCAAGTTCTATATCTTTGTCCATCCACTGTTCGGTATCGAACATCCAGCCTGGAAGCTGTTGCATCTCCATGCGTCCGACCTCGCCACGGTTCGCAACCTCAATGATGTCGCTACGCGATAGCTGGTCTTGCAGTTCGTCGGCGCTGCCAGTAGTCACCATAGGGTTGAAGGTGGCTTCTATGAGTGCGTTATGTCTGCCTGCCACTGCCTGCGCCTGGGCCTTCAGGGATTCAAGCGCGTGGTCGAGCAGGCCGACAGCCATATGCGTGGGGTCAATCTCAGAGATGCTGGTAGGTTCTTGTCCGTAACCAGAGAAGGCGTGCGCATACGGCACGAATCCCCAGGTGTTCTTTTCAACGAATAACAAGTCCCCGGCATCGGTTGCGAGTGCGTGCCAGCAGTCACTCCACCACTCATCACACAGCACCATCTCAAAGGGGTTGTCTTTGACCTCCCAGGGATTGACCTCGACTGGGCGGCCTCTCCCTCTCTGCTCAGCCCTGGCCTGGGTCAACTCGGCTAAGTCCTGACTCAGTCTATAGGTGTGCTTGATAGCCAGTCTGGGCTCTTTCTTCAGGGGGTCAAGCAAGACTCTGGCCGGGTGAACGGCTCTCGTCCTGAATGGCATCATCGTTTTCTTTCGATGCTCCCAGAGACGCATCCGGCCCTCAAAGTCCTCTTTAAGCTCGCTACGGCCCTTCTTGGGCTTGTCTCTCCGGGCCTGCATCGTAGTCGTGTCCAGTCCATCTTCGACCACAGCATAGCCATAAAGGAGGAGGTGCTTCCCTATCTGCTTCCAAGTGAGGTTGGGCTCCTGAAGTTGGGCCTCGTCCATGATGGCTTTCAGGGCAGGCTCTAGTTGGTCGGCACGTCGCTTGTGCTCTTCACCGATACCTGCCGGGGCACGGTGAACCAGCGGTTCAAAGGCAAGCTGATGGTCTACGGCGTGGTCTACAAGAGCGCGCGAACGCATGGGGATATACCAGTCCGGCCTGTCCATGCCGTCGGGCCACAACTTGAATGTGCGATTGTAGTAGGTATCTATCGTTTCCCACTTGGCGTGGGTGTTAGACCACAAATCGCCCAGGTACTTGCGGTGTTCTTGGATTAGTGCCGGAGTAGGCTTATCTTCAAGGGCCAAACTACCACCTCAACCGTACGCTACGTTTGAATACGCTTCGCCAGGTATCAGCGTCATTGTTCTTTACGCGCCCAACTGCCTGCGCGAAGCGTCTAAGCTGCCACGCAATCCCGACAGCAAGCGGGTAGTCGTCATGCGCGCCCGCCTGTCCTTCAATCCTACCATTTTTATTGGGATTTCGTATGACGGAGTAGAACTGCGAGAGTCCCTTCTCCGATGCGATGGTTATCAAGCGCGAGTTGACTGCTTCGATTAGCTCACCCCACAGTGTGTAACGCGAGCGTTCATCAGTGTGCCACCCTGCTTTATCATCATCGCGGTAATATATCCGTGGATACCGCATGCCTTGCGCGGAAACTATGGTAAGGACACCCCAATCGTTGTCTTCTATCCCCCATATAGGGTTGTGATAGCGCGCGAGCAGCGCAACCGATGCGATTGCAAGCTGGTCGGGTGGTATCAGGTTCGTTTGTATGTCTGCAACCACGTAACCAGTGTCTCTATCCATCACAACCGTCACTGCATCGTCGCCGCCAACGCCGTGAGAGGTGTCCGTACCTGCCATATACCGCTTTCCTGGGTGGAAATCCTGATATATGTTGGCTGTGACCGGGCCAGCGGGCATAACCTCTACTGGATTGCGCACATCTTCCCGCATCATGGTCAAAGTGTCGGGGTTGAACGCCGCAATCGTGCGCGGCGGCGCTAATGCTTCCTCTTCTGACGCAGGATATTCCTTCTCAAACAGGCTGTCGTCCGTATATTCTAGCTTTCGGGCGGCATACCACGCATTATCACGCCCAGGACGTACATTCCACCCGTAGAACAGCCTCTTGAACCCATTGAACGGCGCATCTTTGTAGACTTTCTTGAACAAGGAGTTCTGTACCATGCCATTAGAGGTGGAAACCAGTATCAACTGACCACCACCGTCATCGATGGTAGGCTTGACAGCGGCATAGTTGGCGTCTAGGTGCTCGTGATAGTCCGCTTCGTCCATGATTACCATCGACGCAGTGCTGGAACGGCCCGCTTTCTCAGTGGAAGGGAGGGCCAGGAGGTTGGAGTGCATGGTAGGGAACTCTAATTCCTGCCTGGAGTCCACGCCTATCGGCACTTTCAGTGATTCTGGTAGTTGTTCTAGGACGAAACGGCTCTTGGCGAGCAGTCTCTTGGCTTCTTCCTCTCCTTGAGAGAGTAGTAGCACCATCGCGCCCTCGGAATATAAAGCCCTCCAGAGGGAGTACGCAGCCAGCAACCAGCTTGCGCCGGTCTGCCTGGACTTCAACCAGACCAGGAGCTTGGTATCCTCTAAAGTCCGGCACACCTCTACTAGGTGGGGCCATCTTTCAAACGGGATGATGCCCCTGCCAGGCGGCGGTTCCAGTATCTTGACGTAGTTCAGGAACTCATCGAAGTCCCGCTTGGATAGTTCTATACTGGCGGCTTCGCCTGCCTCTAGGAGAATCTGACGTTGTTCGTCAGATATGGTGCTCACGCGCGTTTCATTATGCGGGACATGCGCGTACCGCACACCAGGCAGTCACCCTGCATGGTCACAGCACCGTTGGTTAACACAGCCGACACTGGCCTCTTCATGGGAGTCTTGACCCTGCATCGGAGGCAAAACGCTTCAACAGGTTCTGGACTATCAACCGCATCACCACCGCGGACGCGAGCAATCCCACGGGATAGAGCACGTAAGCCGGTAGCGGTAAGAAGCGCCCCAAAGATATCAAAGCCGCGTCTTCTATCAGGTGTATCGTCACGAACAGAAGCGTCACTGCGTTTACCGTCTTCACTCGTCACCATCTAGTACCTTCCCTTCGCCCTCTATGATAAGGGCATCGTCTTCTTCTACCAGCTTCTTGCGCATAGCTACCAACTCGCGCAACTCCACTATATTGAAGTCTGCCAATGAGTGCTGCACCTGCACATCCGCCGTCACCTCTACCTGTGACACTGACTTCCCCCACCCTCTGCTCAGTAACATATCTACCGCAGCCAATCTGTCACCTATCTTCGCCTCTAGCCCCCCGTCTGCTATCTCGACCAGTAGGCGTATCAGGGTGTTGCCCTCTTTCGTGGCCTTCCGTACCTTCTCTGCTAGCGCAACTCCCAGCTTCGGTCTCCCGCCAGGGTTCCCTGACCGACCTGGCTGGAACTGCTGGATGTTCTTGCTAGTCATTCTCTAACACCTTCATTCCCAGCGCGACCAGACCGCCAACCGTACCTGTCGCAATCTCTACCATGTCGGCAAAGATGGCGTAGCCCGTAATCAGGCTCAGCATGAACAGAGCCATGAATATCTGGGGTCTTATCTTGCCTATCATTTCACGGCGGCCTTA